AAGTTCATTTGCAATCGCGATGAAAGAATTATTGTCGAGTGTGTTGGAAGATATTTTGGCGGATGTACCAAAAGAAAAGATAGATGAGAGAATTGTAAACTTTAGAAATTCAATGGAGTTGATGGACTTTGATAGAATCTCATCACCAGTTGGGGTAAAGAATATATCAAAATACATATCACCATCTGATGGTATGTTTACTGATTTCAAAAAAGGTGCACCAGTGCATGTCAAGGCTGCTATAAATCACAATGACTTACTGAAGTATTACAAACAAGATAAGAAATATGAATTCATCAAGAATGGTAGTAAGATAAAGTGGGTGTATCTAAAAGAAAATAATTTAGGTATGGATGTGTTGGCCTACAAAGGTTATGAGGATCCACCTGAGATAATCAAATTCATAAAAGAGAATATACACCATAAGAAAATCTACGACCAGGCGTTATATAAAAAGATTATGATGTTTTATCAGGCTATGAATTGGGATGAACCAACACTAAAAAAAGATACCATTGAAAGATTTTTTTGATTGTTTGAGAATAATAAACAATATATATAAATATACTAAAACTATAATAGGAGAAAAACGGTTATGAATAAAGATGTATTGACTCGTTTCATTTCAAAATACCATTTGAGTGGTAACATAAATACTGCCATTTGGAAAAACAACGATAGTACTCTATCAACAAGATTCATTTCAGGTGATAAATCATTACTTGGAAATGTTAGTTTGGATGAGTTTGATGTTGAAGATTTTGAAATGGGAGTATATAATACAAACCAATTATCATCATTACTTGGTGTAGTTGGTAATGATATCAATCTTGATATACTGAGGTCAGAAGATAAATGTATTTCACTAAAAGTGAAAGATGATACTTCTTCTGTAAACTATATGTTATCTGATTTATCAGTAATAAACAGACCACCAGACTTGAAGAATGTTCCTGATTTTACATTGACACTTGACATTGATTCTAATTTTATCAATAAATTTATCAATGGTAAATCTGCATTACCAGATACAGAAACATTCACTATATTGACAGATGAAAGTGATAGTGGTGCAAAAGTTGTTATTGGTTGGAGTGAAATAAACTCTAATAGAGTTGAACTACCAGTAAATGTAACTGAGTTTGACAAGTTAGACAATATCTCATTCAATGCAAATCTATTCAAAGATGTATTGGTTGCAAACAAAGAGTGTGGTAATGCAAGATTGAGAGTTTCAAAAGATGGACTTGCACATATCAAATTCCAAGTTGATAAGTATGTTTCTGAGTATTTTCTTGTTGCATCCGCAAATAAGAGATAAATGTATCTAAAATACTTTGACAAATTTTACGACCAAGATGGATACTTAGACATACCCGAAGAAGAGTGGACTTACATAAAAGAAACCTTTGAAAAGGATGATGTAAAAGAAAGTCTTGCCAAAGTTGCAATGACTTATCCGATACCTTATGCGGAAATATCTGAAGAGGTGTGTCTAAAAGACTATAAAAAGTTGAAAGGTATTTGGTGGAATGATTTGATTATAGAAGACGAGTGGTTTGCCAGAAGTGAAGATGGATATAGATGGGGAATTGATTATAAAGGTAAACAGATTTATTTCAAACGATATAATGTTGGTAATAAATCATCAAACTACTTTCAACAGAAAAATAGATGGTCTGTAGATGGTTCAGTTTCACCTGGACCACAACGGACTTGGGAAACTGAGAAGTTTATGACGAGTCTAATGGGTGCGGCATACTCTTTGAAGTTACCTAAGATTGATAAAAAACATCTAAGGTTGATGATAGGACTCAGAAAATACATTTGTAGTCAATTCAAACCATCGGTCGCAAAGGCAATATATGATTACTTTGAGGCTGATAGTATTTTAGATTTTTCTGCAGGTTGGGGTGATAGATTGGCTGGATTTTATGCCTCTAATTCAAGTAGGTATTATGGTATAGACCCAAGAAAAGAAAATCATCCAATCTACAGAGAACAGGCTGAGTTTTATGAAAAACATAGAAGTACTTTTTTAGAACCAACTAAGGAAGTAGATTTCTTTGAATCACCTGCAGAAGATTTTGATTACTCTCAGATAAAACCTGTTGATTTGGTATTTACATCACCACCTTATTTCAATGTGGAACGATATAGTTATGATGACACTCAAAGTTGGATAAGATACAAGGATATAAACTCTTGGAATGAATCATTCTTACATAGGGCACTCGAAAAGATGTGGACTCGTATAAGTAGTGGTGGACATTTGTTGGTAAATATTTCTGATGTCTATTCTAATTCAAAATGGAGTACTGATAGAGGTTGGGATAAGATATGTGACCCAATGAATGATTTCATAAATAATGAATTAGAGGGTTCAGAATATCAAGGTTGTATTGGAATGGAAATGGCAAAACGACCTAATAGTGGTGGTGCAGGAACTGCAAAATCAGAAGAGTATAGTGAAGAATCACTAAAACTTGCGGAAGAGACAAAGAACAAAACATTTTGTGAACCTATTTGGGTATGGAAAAAATTATAGACTATTTTACTAAGTTTTACGATATGAAACCGTATCTTTTCATAGATGAAAAGGAATGGAAGTATATTATGGAGACTTATGAAAAAGATGAAGTAGTTGATGAATTGGCTAAATGTTTACATACATATCCGTGTCCAATACCACAAATTACTGAAGAAGAATCTTTGAGAAGTTTGAAAAGACTCAAGGGTGTGAAATGGCCAGATATATTGATGGAAGATTTTTGGTTTCCAAGAAATGAACAAAAATCAAAATACATATTATCACCAAAATATTTCAAACGAGATAATAAAGGTAATAATGCATCAAATCCATTTCACATAGAAACAAGATGGAAAGTTGATTGGACGAGAACACCAAGTGGATGGAAAACTTGGCAAACAATTGATGGGATAAAAACAATTGTTAGGGCATTTTGGAGTCTTGAAAAGGTATTGACCAAAGTAGATTTACAGAGTATTAGAATGGCCACCACATTACGAAAGTATGTGGCATCACAATTCAAACCAAGTATAGCGAAAGGATTTTATGACTACTTTAGAAGTGGTAATGTACTCGACTTTAGTGCTGGTTGGGGTGATAGGTTGGCTGGGTTTTATTGTGGAGAGACAACAAAATCATATGTTGGGATTGACCCAAACACACTCAATCATCCAAACTATAAAAGACAAGTTGAGTTCTATAAAGAAAACCAAACATTTTTTGAAGAACCAAAAGAGGTAGAGTTTATTTGTGAACCAGCGGAAGATGTGGATTATTCAAAATATGAAAATTATTTCGATACAATATTTACATCACCACCTTATTTCAATGTTGAGAAATATTCCGATGAAGATACACAAAGTTACATCAGATATAAAGACATTGATAGTTGGAATAAAAACTTCTTACATAAGACAATAGAAAAGATAATTCCAACATTGAAAAAGGATGGGATACTGGCAATAAATATTGCAGATGTTTATGATGCAAAAAACAAAACATATTTTGACATCTGTAATCCAATGAATGATTTTATAAAATCACAAGGGTTGGAATACTATGGTTGTATAGGAATGGAGATGACTAAGAGATTCAATAGTGGTGGTGCTGGTAATGCAAAAAGTGAATACTTTAGTGAGGATTTGAAAGATAAAACAAAGGAAACCGAAAATATAGCATTCGGAGAACCAATATGGATATGGAAAAAAGCTTGACTTGTATTGCTTTTATTCGTATATTCATATATGATAAATTAGGAAAATAAATGGAAAATGATACTCTTTTGTGGGTTGAGAAATATCGACCACAAACACTCGATACATATGTTGGTAACGAACACCTTGTAAAGAAGGTTGGTTCATATATCAAAAATGATGACATACCACACCTTTTACTATATGGGAAGGCTGGTACAGGTAAGACTACTCTTGCAAAACTAATCGTCAATCAGATTGATTGTGATTATTTATATATCAATGCATCCGATGAGAATAATGTTGATACTGTTAGGACAAAGATAAAGACATTTGCCTCAAGTATTGGATTCAAGAAATGGAAAGTGGTTATATTAGACGAGTGTGATTACATAACACCAAATGCTCAGGCTGCTCTTCGTAATCTTATGGAAGTATTTTCTTCACATTGTAGATTTATATTGACTTGTAATTATTTAGAGAGAATGTTACAACCTATCGTAAGTCGTTGTCAGACTTATAATATATCACCACCATCTAAAAAAGAAGTTGCTCTTCACCTGAATACCATTTTGAAACAAGAGGATGTCGATTTTGAAATAAAAGATATGGGTGACATAGTAAATGCAAACTATCCTGATATTCGTAGAATTATAAATACAATACAAAGACAAGTAGTGGATGGTAAACTCGTATTGGTATCTGAAGAATATAATGATAATTATAAAGTAAAGATTTTGGAATCATTGAAAAATGACAATCCAAAAGATTGTTTCAATAACATACGAAAGATTCTTGCAAACTCAAAGATAAACGACTTTGTGGATTTGTTTAGATACTTATATGACACGATAGATGATTTTGCAAAGGGTTCAGAAGCCGAGGTTATACTAACAATCGCCGAGTATGAGTTTCGTGATTCACAAGTTCCAGATAAAGAGATAAATTGTATGGCGATGCTAACCAAGATTATAGGATATATAAAATGACAATGAGACCGATGAAACCAATGCCAGGACAACAACAACAAGTACAAGTTGATTTGAGTAAGGCTGAAAGTATCTCGTGTGAGAAATGTGGTAATTATAATTTTATTCAGACATACTTTCTGAAGAAATTATCACCACTTGTATCACCAACAGGAGAAGAAGCCATAGTACCAATCAATGTATTTTCTTGTGGTAATTGTGGTGAAGTACCAAAAGGATTCATTCCAAAAGATGAGTAATTACGAACAAAATTTAGTAAAATTATTTGGTAATGATTATGTGGATAATCTTGTTCCATCTGAAGAAGAGTTGGAACAAAAGTATAGTATTGAGGATACCAAACAAAAAGGTAAATCTTTATTCGACCACATAACTGCAATTTGTACACAACCAAACAACTATTTTGAAAATCTAACAGAGGTTGATAAAAAGTCGTGGTCAAATTATATGGTACATCGATTCCTTTCAATGAAAATGGAATGGGTGGACTTTGTAAATGATGTTCAGAAGTATTGGACATTAGAACCTAAAGATGTTTACAAGTTGTACACAAGTATATTACCAAGAAAAAAACAATGGTTGAAATATATCAAGGGAGAAAAAGATATGAGACCCAATGAAGTATTAGAAATAATATCAAAACACTTCAAACTATCATTCAGAGAGTCTGTGCAGTATTATGACTACTACATCTCTTCTGAACAAGGTAAGGCCGAACTCGGTGGTATCTTGAGAAAGTATGGAGTAAAAGAAGATGTAATTCGTAGGAAATACGGACTTACATAGAATGTATAATCGGTTTAATAACCCAAACTTAAATCCAGTTACAATAGAGGGATACAAAATGGCGAAAGGTAAATTGACAGAACTTACTAATTATGAGAAAGCATTATATGAACACGAATGGGGATTAGATACCAAAGAAAAAATAATTTGGTTGAATCAAGAATTCGAGTTATCGACACTTTATGATATCGGAGCGAAATTACACACGATACAGAGGGTAAATCCTACTGATGACCCAATAACTTTACATATCACATCTTATGGTGGTGATTTGTATTCGGCACTTGGGTTGATAGACACTATACAATCATTTCCTGTGAAAGTAAATACACACGCAGTTGGTGCATGTATGAGTGCAGGAAGTTTGATTCTAATAAGTGGGACGGGTGAAAGAACTATGACTAAAAATACGACAATTATGGTACACGAGGGTTCTTCTTTTGAACACGGAAAAACAAGTGATGTGTTGAGTTCATCAAAACATCTTGAAAATCTTAGAAAGAAAATGATAGAGATGTTTATTCAACACACCAACAAACCAAAGGCATTTTGGAATAGAGTTATGACAAAAGACACATACATTGATTCCAAACAGGCTATAGAATACGGAATAGTAGATAGTATAAAATGACAAGTGTAGATTACCAAGTCCTAAGTAAGTTCGTTGATATTGATGAACGAGATTTGGAGTTTCACAAGATAACAAATGCAATAAAAGAACACGATATCGAACACGGTATCGAAGTTATATTTGATTATTATCGGAGACACGGATTTCCACATTATAAAATTCGTGAGGAAGAGAAACACGACCACATAAGAAAACTACAAAAGTTCGATGTGGATACTATTTTTATTGATAATCAAATCATACAGACAATGCATTGTTTGAGATTGGCTTGGACATACTTCCCACATTTTTGGGAAATAAGATGTGGGAGTGCCAAACAATCACCAATGGAAATATTCAATGATGACGAGAAGTTCAAAAAGACTATTCGTAAATGTTGGAATTGGAGTGCAAAACATTACAAAGGTGAGGAGAATCATCCAAACAATAAGTTTACAGAGAACAGACTTAGACAATCACTAAAAATTTATACAGGAACTCAATCAGTTAGTAACTTTAGACCAACTGCTGCAAAACTTATATATGAGAAGTTTGGTGGTGAAGTAGTTTGGGATATGAGTTGTGGTTGGGGTGGTAGATTATTGG